GGATGACTCTATTGCAAATGTTCACCCCGACGCGAATTTCTTTACTGTATCAGCAGTACTTAAAGCTTGGGATGCTTTAGGCATTCGAGGCACTGATATGGAGAAAAAGAACACTACATCGCGTCGCAAATTTTATAAGTTAGATGACGTCGAATTTCTTAAAAGAAAGATGTTATATAACAAAGATTTTGGGGTAGTAGTGGCCCCCTTGCTTAAGAAAAGCATGTTTAAGTGCTTAATGTGCCATGTACCTCCGCGCACAGTATCACTTGAATTCTTGACTGGACAGTGTATAGACAATTTCCTGTTTGAAGCTAAATTTCATGGAAGACAATTTTATGAAGATTCACGCCGAAAGTTGCGTATAATAGCCACAAAACATGATTTGTTACGATTCTGTAACGTCTTGAATGTTTCTTATAGCGAGATGGTAGAAAAATGGAAGGAGGTAAACAATGAATGTGCATTGGTTACCGAGCAGTGGTGGAAATGTCAACCTCCGTGGCTTAGGCTTGTACATGAATTTAATGTTGGCATACAAAATTGGTCCGAATGGACCCAACATACTACAAATATAATTGAAGACCAAAGCCAGTCGGTCGTTAAACTGGTAGTCACCCCGGATAGGGTGCAACTTGTTAAACAATCAGGTGTTGAAACCTCTGTTAAACAAGTCGTGAGTTTTCTCGAAGCTAATAAGGATCAAACCCTTGTAGTTGGAAGCACTGATACAGAAGATCGTATTTCTAATGATCCCGTAGATTTGAAAGACTTTTTATCTAGACCTATTAAAATCGCTAGTTGGCAATGGGGACCCTCAACATTTAATCAAGTGTTAGACCCCTGGACTGCGTTATTAACTAATAAGCGTATAGCAAACAGAATCTCGAACTATAACCTTTTTAAGGCTAAATGCCATGTTAAGATTGTAGTTAATGGAAATGGATTCTTTTATGGGCGGATGATGGTCACTTATTTACCTTTTCATGTGTTAGCCAATCGACTCCAAATCGTGTTAAATCCTGATGCAGCAGATGCAGATTTTGTAGGCATATCTCAAAGACCTAAAGTCTTTTTAGATCCTACTATATCTGAAGGAGCAGAGATGATATTGCCATTTTACTATCCTTGGACATATCTTTCTCTTACAGAAGATGTTGATCAGTGGTTTATGGGAGAATTAGCATTTAATGCTATAGTCAATCTCAAGCATGCTAATCAAGATTTAGCTGTTGCTCAACAAGCTGTAACTATAACAGTATATGCATGGTTTGAAGATGTTGATTTACAAGGTCCTACAATAAGAAATATTACTTCGTTAGCTCCACAAAGTGGTCGAGAGTGTGAAAGCATTAATAAGCCAATTAGTCAGACAGCCACAAATATAGCTAATGTTGCTAGTGCAGTTAAGCAGATTCCAGTTTTGGCACCGTATGCATCAGCAGTAGAAAAAGCAGCAACAATTACAAGTAGTGTAGCGTCCGCATTGGGATATAGTAAGCCTATTGCGGTAGCTGAACCAGCACCCCTAGTACCTCGTGTGGTCGGTTCGATGGCAGTTACTAATACTACG